TGTCTTCCCTTTACCAGATGATGATAAGAGAAGAAGACTGCTGGAAAAATGCCAACCAAATGACAAGGGATTTGCATTGGTTTATTCCAATTCCCGGCGGTCCTTGTTTAAAAATACCCACGCCATTTGAAGTGGGCTTTTTGTTTAAAACAATTCCTGAGAGGATACAGTCTTACGCATTGGGTGACGATACAGGGAAAGACCTTAAAGACTCTGTAATGCGTAATGTAACAGGCACGTTTGCAGTAGCTCCCCCACAAGCAATAGTGCCGATTATGGAAACGGTAACTAATTATTCTCTGTTTACAGGGAAAGAAGTTGTCCCCACTTACATGCAGGGATTGGACCCGGATTACCAAAGATTCCAAACAACAAGCAGCTTTGCCATAGCCCTTGGCGAAGAACTGAATATGTCCCCGATTAAAATTGATCACTGGATTAAGGGGTATACGGGAACCCTTGGCAGTTACGCACTATCTGTTGGCAGTAACATGATCAATAGATTTCAGCCATCGGATCAGCCCATGCCGCCGAACAAGGAATGGTACAACCTTCCGATGGTCAGGAGTTTTTTCCAAGACCCTGATGGTCGCGGCACTGTGATTCAATTCTATGAGCTAGACGAGATGGTTAAGCAAGCTGTCAACACGTTATCTAAAGCAGTGTCGGAGGGGGATGTTAAAAAGATAACAAGCATCTCGAAAGATAGAGGAAATCTTCTTGCCCTCGAAGAAACCATGAAGAGTATACGACAGTCTTTGAAAGAGGTGCGGGAAATAAAAAATATAGTAATGAGATCGCAGCTTCCGCCTGACGAAAAAAGAAAGAGGCTGGCTTTGATTAGACAACAGGAAATTGCGCTTACAGCATCTGTGCCTCGTTTAAAACAGTTGGCAAGCCAATGAGTGCTTACAGCCTTGCACAGATTGTGAAGAAGCCCTTTCGCAAAGCCTGTCTGTGGGGGGACAAGAAGTTCTTCGACCCCTCCTCAACCCCGCTGTCTAGTGAGTTGGAGGAGAACTACTTCCTTATACTGGGCGAGACCAAAAAAATTATGGAGCGATACGATGACTTCGCGCCATTCCAAGATATATCCCCGGATCAAACCTACATAAGCAGCGACGACAAGTGGCGCATGTTCTTTCTCAAAGGGGCTGGCATAACTTTTAAGAAGAACGCCTCTAATTTCCCCGCCCTCATGAACATACTCAACAAAGACAAGCGGGTTGTTTCTGCATACCTTTCTGTCTTAGGTCCAGAGAAGGCGCTCAACCCACACGAAGGGCCGTGGGCTGGGGTGCTGCGTATGCACATGGGTTTGATCATACCCGACCCAGAGAAGTGCCACATCAACGTAGAGGGCGATAAGTATCACTGGCAGAATGGCAAGGTCGTTCTGTTTGATGACACCTACAATCACTACGCTGTCAATGAAACTGACGAGTTACGGGTGATACTGTTTATAGATTATATGAGACCTATGAGGTTTCCGTATAACCTGATTAACTCAACGGTCATGAAAATAAGCTGGGCCTTTCCATACATATGGAGACCGTTGCTAAGGCACAGGCGCTGGTCACGAAAATTCTATGGCTACAAGTTACCAGTAACTTAAACGAGGCTAGGCATTATGGATATTGACAGGTTAATAACACAGTTGAAGGTTCACGAAGGGGTGCGTAAGTTTGTTTACCTCGACACAGAAGGCATAGAAACCATCGGCGTTGGACGCAATCTGGTAGACCGTGGGCTGTCAGATGATGAGATTGAGTTGATGCTTGCCAATGACATCAGGGACTTTCAGGAAGAAGTAGAGAGAGCCTTCCCGTGGTGGTCTGATATGGATGACGTGCGTCAGAGGGTTGTGGTGGACATGGCTTTCAACATGGGCCTTGGTTCCCTGTCTAAGTTTGTCAACACACTCGCTCACATTGAGAACGGGCGCTACGAAGAGGCTAGTGTTGAGATGCTTGACTCGAAGTGGGCAAGGCAAGTGGGTGATCGCGCAAATGTTTTGAGTGACATGATGAAGACGGGAGAGGACAATGGCTACTAAGGGAAAGAAAACCCTCCAAAAGGACAGTGTCTACGAGGAGTACGACGTTGATGGGGATGGTGTGGTTAGCGATGCTGAACTTGCAACAGTCAAAGCCATACACGAAGCCGAAGTTGCAGAAGAAAAGGCAGACGCTCAAAGAAAGATGGCTTGGATTTCTATTATATCCATGCTCGTTTTTACTGCTTTTCTTTTCCTTCCTATTTTTCCTGATTCTCGGATTAAAGCTTTGGCTGATCTCTTTGGCCTTTTCTACATCGGAATGGCTGGTGTCGTCGGTGCGTACATGGGAATGACAGCCTATATGAGTGCTAAAAAATAGGAGCTTAGATCGATGCTAAAGGTTTACGCTCTTATTGTGGTGCTGGGTCTTGTGGGCGGCGTGGGCTACGGTGGGTATTATTATTATAAGGACACTCAGCAAAGAATCAAAACGCTGACAGAGAACAATGCTAAACTTGAAGTGGCCAAACAACTGCAAGACGATACAATTCAAACGCTTGTTGAGGATGCGGAAGATTTCCGTGTCCTGAATAAGAAGCTGGCGACTGATTTACAGAAGGCTGAAGAGTACAGGAATAACTTGATAGATAAATTACGGAAACACGATTTGACTAGGTTGAGCCAGAAGAAGCCTAACTTGGTGGAGAATAAGATTAACAATGGAACGAAGAAGCTTTTTGAGAGATTGGAAAGCCTTACTGCTTTGCCCCCCGACCCTGCTGCTGTTAAGTAGTTGCGGTAGCTGGAACCCGATTAAGCAGGTAGAGGTAAAGACCGTTCAAGTTGAGCGGGTTATTCCCACACAGCAGCGGCCACGCCCACTGAAGCTGAGTGATATAACGTGGTATGTCGTAACAGATCAGAACTTTGATCAGTTCAAAAAGAAATACACCAAGAGAAATGGGGAGTTTTTGTTCTACGCATTTAGTGTGAGGGACTACGAAACTCTTTCTCTTAATATGGCTGAGTTACAGAGATACATTGGCCAGCAAAAACAGATTATTATTTACTACGAGCAAGCGGTAGAGCCTAAGCCGAAGCCTGAGAAAGGCACTAATGACAAGCCGAAGAAATGAAACAGAACGCATTTGTTTTCATACTCGTCATTCTCTTTGCTGGGCTTGCGCCTTTTAGCGAAGCAAATTCTGCTGACACAAACACAGTCAGTTCTACGGTGGTAACTGACAAGACGCCGCCTACAGCATCTGCTCCCAGCATCGTGGTAAACAATAATGATGTATGCCGCTCAGGTATGAGTGTTGGGGCACAGACAGGGTTCTTGGGATTGTCCACGGGCCACACTGTCATCGATAAGAACTGCGAAAGAATTAAGCTGGCTCGTAGTCTTTACGGCATGGGTATGAAAGTCGCTGGAGTTAGTCTTCTGTGTCAGGACTCACGGGTGTTTGACGCCATGATGATGTCCGCAACACCGTGCCCCTATCGCGGGAAAATTGGTAAGGATGCAGTGGTGGCTTGGGAAAAGAATTATCTCGAAGCCCCTAACCAGTCCATGTTCTATATCGATTTAGTAAAGAAAGCGCAGGAAAAAGAAGGGGCCGAAAGGCTTAGTGAATCAGAAAACGAGTGGCGCGATGAAGACCCCAATCAAAACGCTGAGTAATTATATTTACTCGTCAGTCTGTGCTGCTGTATGCGTCGTACTTTTTTCTGGCGCTGCGATATCCCAAAGCACAGAGGTCGTAGTCGGGTCAGAAACTACTGCCAATCAACTCCCCGGCATGAGTGAGTTTACTACGTCAGGTGGGACTAAGACGGTTGCTGGCACTGGCGCTCAACGAGGTTGCCAAGCTGGAAAGTTTTGCACAGCGGGTACTCAAGGACCGGGGGGAACTTACTCCACCACGTTTAATTTTGAAGATAACATGACCATCGATGACATCAATCGCGGGTTCACAATGGACTACGGCGTAGACGTTGAGTCGCATCCCAGTAACTCTACTCTTTCGTCATGCGTAGGCGGAAACGTAATGCAGGGTTCAGATTGCAAGGACATCTTTAATTTAACTCTAACGCTATCAGAGCAGAACTCTGTTGTTCACAAGTTTCAGCATGAGGTTGAGTTAGATTTTACAGGCGTTCGTTCTTTTGACTTCTCGCAGATTATACCGTCAAACAATTTTACAGAGCTTACTGGGGGGTTCGAGTTGTTCGGCATTGACGCTGGCTTCTCGACCGGGTTTTTTGGACCACGATTTGAGGCACCCTTTCTTACAACTACGTTTGACCTTGTTACGTTGGTAGAGGCAGAAGTTATTGACTTGATTACCGAAGAGATTAGCGCCCCGATAGTCACCGCTGCTCCTGCTCCTGTGATCGCAGCACCTGCTCCTGAACCTGAAGTAGCGCCGCTTGCTCCTATCCAGATAGCTGAAGTACAAGAAATACCAACAATCGAATTAGCGCCGCCTGTTGTTGTAGCACCAGCGGCTCTCGAAGAAGTTTCAGTTTCAGAGTCGGTAGTTGCAGAAATAGAAGCAGAGGTTGAGGCACAACCGGAGCCGCAGCCAGAGCCGCAACCAGAGGCGGAACCACAATCGGAACCTGAACAAGCACAGCCTGACGAGTCAGAGCCTGAGGAGCAGCCTGAGGCGACGGAAGAGCAACCGGAAGAGCAACCGGAGGAGCAGCCTGAGGCGACGGAAGAGCGACCCGCAGATACTAGGGAAGCTAAGGAAGAGCAACCGGAAGAGAAAGCGGAGCCGAAAAAAGCCGTGGCGCAAAAGGCGAAGGAGAAGGCCGGTAAAAAAATTATGGATAAGATGAACGACAAGTCGCGCTACGATGCAACAAATCAGATTAGAACTCTGGCGGTTATGAATGTGATCTCAGCCAGCAGCGGTATATTCAAGCAGCAGTCAGCACTCAAAGATATACAGGGGTTCTTCCAGCCGACAACTATCCCAGACGGGTCTTTGCCTAAGAATAATTTTGCCGAGTACATGCTGTTCGGCGGCAGCGATGCAGGTCACAGTGCTTTGATAGACACACAATACAGGTAGCAGATATGTACGAATATAAATGTAAGGTGGTCAGAGTAGTTGATGGGGACACGGTAGATGTAGACATCGACTTGGGGTTTGATGTTTGGCTGTCCAAGCAGCGAGTTCGTTTGTATGGGGTAGACACTCCCGAAAGCAGAACCCGCGACAAGGAAGAGAAGAAGTACGGCCTTCGAGCTAAAGCTTTTGTAGAGCATCACCTTCCGCTTGAAAGCTCTCAGATTTTGAGGACCAAGGTTGACAAGTCACGGGGAAAGTTTGGGCGCATCTTGGGCGAGTTTGTGGTGGATAGCACCACTGTAAATAGCTTGCTTATCAAGACACACAATGCTGTCGCATACCACGGTCAAAGCAAGGAAGAGATCAAAGAAGCCCACAGAAATAATTGGTTGTTAATGGAAAGCGAGTGAGATGGCAGAGGTCGAGGTAGGCGGGGTTAAGTTTAGAGGCGGTAAGATAGCTGTCATTCTTACTGCTTTGTCTAGCTTGGGCGGCGCGATGTGGGGAGGGTTCGAGTTTTATAAAGACTACATGGACATGCGAGAAAAGATAGAAAGCTATGCTGCTCCTGACTTGTCAGGATTTGATAAGCGACTTGCAATCTTAACCACAGATATGTCTGCTCTTCGTAAAGAGATGGTTGTTTTTGAAAAGCTAGAGCAGAATATCCAAGACTCTGCTGACGCAGCAAGAGACGAAGCAAGGACAATCAAGCGCGATCTCAAGGGTGAGATTATTCGCATTGAAAGAATTGCAGAGAATATGGACCGCCGCATCAAAGCAATTCAGGACGACACTCGTAAGGTTCTTGAAAAAGAACAAGATCGTTTTGATGCTAGACGAGAGGCAGTCAGAAGAAATATGGACGCCCTCGAAAAAGATACAAAGGCGTCCATAAAAGATTTAGAAACATCAGTAGCAGATAGAATTAAGAAGGCTCTTGAGAACCCTCTTTCTCAGATGCGTCAGTAGTCTTCAAAGCAGAGGACATTTCATCACAAAGAAACTCGTTGAATGTCCGACCGTCAGGCAAGTCTTTGCCATCAATGATGGTAGACTTACGCAACCACTGGCAGCAGTCACGAATGCCTTGCTCGTAACTACGATTGGTTAAGATGTATTCGAGACCTTCTCTGATCAAAGACCCGATGCTCCTTTCCTCTTGCTTCGATCTTCGCCGCAATCGTTCAAGTTGATCAGCCTCAACCACAAAATTAAATGTTGTTTTTTCACTCATAACACCGCCTTTTAAAATGGAATGTCGTCGTCAAGATCGATGTCATTATCAACTGCTGGCTGCGGACGCTGCGGTCCTTTATCCATCCATGACTCGTCATACTGTTGAACGGACAACCGAATGTTAGGACCGTACTGTCCTTCCTTCGCACGGTTAACCACTCCGTTGTCCCATCCCTGCACAGACAGCAGCGGTTCCTTGCCTTCTTTCGCACACTCAATAAGAAATTTTACGAGGTCTTTGGAGATGTGCAGGTTCCCTCGGAAGTCAGCTTGCGAGTCCTTCGTTTTGTTTTTTGCTGGACGAAGGTTGCAATTATTTTCCTTGGGCTTGTTCTCAAGTTTCCACGGTGGCATTAGTTAATCTCCTCTAGGTTTGTAATGCGGGATTTAAGCCAGCCTTGAGTCAGCTTGACTTGGTTGGTTATAAACTCAAAGGCTTCGACGCTGGCCTTGTCGGTTCGCTGCTGTAGCTGTTGTCTTTGCTCAGAGTTATCCTTCCAAAATTTTACAAGGTTGCGCTTAGAGTCACGAGCGTCGTCAATGCCCATGTCATTCACAGCTTCTTCTGTCGCCGCTCCGATCTTGTCGAAGTGAACACAGTAGAGTTCCTTGATGCTCTCAGGATCAAGAAGATCAATGTCTTCTGCCGCTGACTTGTCAGGCGCTGGCTTGGCTACTCTCTTTTGAGGCAACTCTTTTTGCGGAGTAGCGCGTTGTCCGTCATCATCCTCTTCGCCACAAATCCCAAGCAAACTACACAATCCATAACGACGTGCGTAAGTGATTGCTGATCCCATCTTTTGTGGGTTGTTATTATTCTCACACAGTAGGGGAACGCCACCGTCTTCTAAAAATTCTCCTGACGAATGAACGATGCGAGTAACCAACCTATCTGGATCAATCAATGTGATCTGCACCACGCAAAGGTTATGTTGTGCCAGTGTTGAACGGGCAGTCTCCAGACACGCTGGCAGTGTCGCGTACTTGCCGTAGTTAGCTCTACCATCTAAAGGCGGGTTGCTGATTTCAGACAACGCTGCCACTAGGTCTTCGTGAAATTTAGCCATTCTTTACTCTCCCAACAGCCATTCCAAGAAAGTCTTCTTACGCTTCAACTTTCTCTGTTCTTCCTGCTTATCAGCGACAGGCTTTACCTTCCGCCTTCCCCTGAGAATTTGTTTATATTTCTGATACCCCATGCTGTTGATAATGATTCGCCGCACCGCGCTGTACTGGATGTTGACGCTAGAGTTCGCCACAATATCATTGATGCTTGCGCCTTCTTCAAACTCGTCAATGATAAATTGATTTCTATCTTTTCTATTCATTGTCATTCCTGACCTCCTGTTGGTATTGGTCGCAAAATTGCGCGACCTGACAGTAATTCCCAACGCACCGCGTTGGCTCTCCTTTCCTTTCGACTATTTGGTACTCCTCTTTTGCTTTCATCTTGTCGTAAAACGATGCTGCTTCTTCTGGTGAGTCGAAGTTCTTCACTGACCTGACGCCCCCAATCTTTTGAACAGCCCAGATCGAATCCCTTTTCCATCGATCCTCGTCACTGCACAGTGGCAGAGACCCGTCAATGTCGTATTCAAACCATGCATCTTGATGGGCGCTGACCCGCCGTAAGATAAACTTGTGCTGCTCCTCTCGTGACCACATTGGTATTTCGACCACATGAACCTGCGCTTGAGGGTAACTGTTGCTGTTCATTGCTTTGCTTTTTTGCCAGTCACGAAGAATCGTAATCACCTGTAGCCTATCAATGTCGATGTCCAGATCATGGTGAGCGAGGTAGGCGTAACAATTTAATTGCTGCTCCCAACCCGACTGATTCTTTCCTATTGCGTAGGCGCTGGTGAACTTCCAGTCCATCAGGAACTTCTGGTCGCCTTCCGTTCTGATGGCGTCACATTGCCCTGAGATTTTCCATCCGTTGATCTCTGCGAACATCCGCTTTTCAATGATGTCATTATCGTCGGCACCTTCTTCCAGCACGGTGTGGATACACTTTCCAAGCAGCTTCCATACATCGTCGGAGATATCTGTGACGATGTCGTCCTCATGTTTCTTCTGAAGCAACGAAATTCTTGGCGACGAAAGAAGGCGTGTTATAGTTATGCGGCTGTCCCCGGAATCATACTTGTCACGAGCCAAAAGGTTCTCGAACTGGTGTGGTAATCCGTATTTGTTTGTGACCATTAGATATCACGCTATGGGTTGTTGTTGCCATGAGTTATATAAGCCTGTATATAAATAGTCAATGACCGAGATCAAGTTTGAAATCAAGGGACAGCCCCACAGCAAAGCCAACAGCAGAAGGCTGGTCTATTTTGGCAAGCGCCCTGCCTTCATTAAATCTCCACAGGCCATAGAGTATGAAAAACTTTTTGCTGCTCAATGCCCTGTGCTTGACCCGATTATTCCATACAACAAAAAAGACAAGCAGGACGTGGCTGTTCACATGACAATCTATTATGCCAGTCGCCGCCCTGACCTTGATGAGTCGCTGATACTTGATTGTATGCAGGGGCGCATCTACGAGAACGACAGGTGTGTGAAGGAGAAGCACATCCGTTGGGGTCTCGACAAAGACAACCCTCGCTCTGAGATTAGAGTAATAAAAATACCGCCTCCGTGAGGAGGCGGTAGTTATCAGGGAGGTCACGTTCAAATTGGGAATCAGAACAAGACGTAAGGAATTATAATGCAGATGAGTGATCAAGACAATTACATTCAAGACCAAATTGAAGTAAGGGCAAACAGCGCAAGGTCGGGCTACTCGACCACCGCAAGGATCAGGTGTCCGGTCTGTTCGGACTCAAGAAAGAAGGACGGCGAAAGGTCGATGGCCGTCACTTTTTTTAATGACCGTCTTGTCTATAAGTGCCATCACTGCGACGAGAAAGGCGTCATTGCTTACGACCGCAAGGAGGTAAAGCCTCGACGCTCTTATCCTAAAGTCCAGCGGGTGGACAGCCCCCCGCCTTCAGCCATCGACTGGCTTGTCAAAGAGAGAAAGATCAGCCCTCAGGTCGTCAAGGACTACGGAGTTGCTGCTTCACGAAAATACTTTCAGAAACTACAGGCTGAAGCAGACTGCGTTGGCTTTCCGTTTTACAACAACGGTGAGGTATACGCAGTTAAGTACCGCACTTCTGGTGGAGAGAAGGCGCATACCCAAGAGGGCACTGGCGGTGCCCAGAGTTTCTTTGGTATTGAGCGGGTAGCAGCAGACGCCGACACGTTAGTGATATGCGAAGGTGAGATTGATCAGTTAAGCCTAGCGAGTGCCGGTGTCCTGAATGCTATCAGCGTCCCGAATGGTGCCCCGATGAAGGCATCGGAGGGCGAGGTTGATCCTGACAATGATCGTAAGTACGGCTTTGTCTGGGCGGCAAAGGACTTGCTGAAACAGGTTGATAAGGTTGTTCTGGCTGTTGACATCGATGGTCCGGGCCAAGCCCTCGCAGAAGAACTAGCCAGACGGATTGGCAAGATCAAGTGCTGGCAGGTTGAGTGGCCTGAGGGGTGCAAAGACCCCAATGACGTACTGGTTAAGCACGGCAGCGAGAAGTTAGCTGAAGTCATCGGTGACTCGAAGCCGTGGCCTATCACTGGTCTATTCGATGTCGATCATTACGCTGATCAGGTTGACCAGATATATGAGCGCGGCCATCAGCGCGGGTTGTCTACAGGTCTGGACTGCATAGATGAGCTATTCACAATCAGCCCCGGTCAGCTTTCGATTGTCACGGGGCACCCATCATCAGGTAAGTCTGAGTTTATAGATCAGATCATGGTGAATATGGCCGAGGCATACGGATGGTCGTTTGCTGTATGCTCATTCGAGAACGATCCCCCAACCCACATCATCAAGCTTATGGAAAAGCATTCGGGTGTTCCCTTCCATGACGGTCCTAGCATGAGGATGACGAGGGAAGAACTTGCCGAAGCGAAGGACTGGTGCGGTAGGCATTTCTTTTTTGTCGAGCAGAACGACGGAGAACCAGCGACTATCGAGTCGATATTGGAGAGGGCACAAGCCGCCATCCTGCGATATGGGGTGAGGGGTTTGATCATCGATCCCTACAACTATGTTGATATTGACAAGTCAAAGGTGAGCGAGACCGAAGCTATCAGTCAGATGCTGACACGGTGTCGTCTTTTTGCACGGGCACATGACGTTCACGTCTGGTTCGTCGCGCACCCAGCAAAGATGATGCGAGATGGTGGAGAGTTTCCTGCGCCAAAGGGCTACGACATTTCAGGGTCAGCCGCGTGGTTTGCTAAGGCTGATCTTGGCGTGACGGTTCACAGAAAACCAGACACAAATTTGTCAGAAATCCACTGCTGGAAGGTGCGCTTCAAGTGGATCGGACAGCAAGGAGTAAGAGATGTCGAATACTTTAAATCAACAGGACAGTACAAAGAACCCTTCCAATACACAGGAGCAGTTCAATCCCCAGTCTACATTCAAGGCAGAGATTAGAGCGCACTCCGTTGTAGATTTCTTTGTGCTTGAAACAAACCTGCCACCCGATTTCGTTACCCTTCTTAACGAAGAGATTGACAAGTTACTGGCAGAAGAGAACGTCAAGGAAAAGGATTACTCTGGAAACCTTGTTGGGCAGATCAAGAACGGGGCACAGCTTCTTCTTGAGAAAGACAGATGCGAGGCGTTCCACGGTGTGTATGGCGTAGCGGAAAGCTTGGCCAAGGAATACGCCAAGAGGTTCATGATGATCGGTTCTGGAGATGTAATACAGCAGGGTGCTGTCGATTATGTTCACGCAGATTGTTATGAGGCGTGGTCAGTTCATAGTTTCAGGGGGGATTATAATCCTATCCACGATCACGGTAACCGTCTCGACGGTGCCATGAGTTTTGTGATCTACACGCAGGTGCCACCTGACATGAGAAATAAAGACGCATCAAATATGAAGAACGCTTCTGGGTGGATGGATGGTTGCATCAGCTTTGTTAACGGGCCTACAAGCCAGAAAGCTGCGGCATCGTTTCGCTGGCCGAAAGTTCTGAATATAATTCCAGAGGTGGGGAAGATGGTGATCTTCCCGCACTGGTTGAACCACATGGTCTACCCGTTCGACTGTGAGGGTGAGCGGCGTTCAATCAGTGGCAACATCACGATGATGACTGAAGAGCAGCATCAGATATTGACGAGTCAGATTATGAATACTGGGGAAGACGTGGTCTCCGCCCCCTCACAACAGGGAGCGGAGTAGTAGCCGTCGAGGTTGTGGGCTAGAGATGATTACGGATCAGGTATCTGATCTGGGCAGACGTGGTCCGCTCGTTATCATCACAGGCTTTCTTTAACTTAGAAAGACAGGTCTGGTCTAGAACGATGTGAAGTCGCGTGTTCTCACCAGTCTCTGCTTGAATTGTTGAAGGTGTCGAGACGACGACGGAGGGCGAGTTCGACTGATCCCCAATAGGTGCTGGCCCAGTCTTCGCCTCGCTCGTCAGATTGTTCTCTTGTTCTTGTTGCATTGTTTAATCTCCTCAACACATTGATCGCCTGTTCAGACGGATTGGTTACGTTGTTCATAGATACTCCTTCTATCACACTGCGTGGGCCGTAGCAATCACGCCCCCTCATCTGGTGTGCCCTTTTCTGGATAATCTTTCGGCACTAGCTTAACGATGTCAGCAGATGGTAGCTTCTGACTGATCTCGCGAAACTCTGGAGACTGAAGCACGTCATCATAGGTTGCGGTCTCCAGATTTATTTGTATGCAATCACCATTTACGGTCACGCTCTCCACTTCGCTCGTTAGGCACACGCTGCCGCGCATACCTAGAAACACAAGCAACTGTTGATGCTTGGCCTCCAAAAGCACAGCCATGTCAGCAAGGCTAAGTTGAGCAGCCAAGGTGCCCAAAGAATCCGCGTGGACTTCTTTTGGCTGTTTGAGAAAGTCACTCGTCTGTATAAACATCTGGCACATCCTCCCATGCAATGTTTCCTTTACCCCAGCATCTCTCACACTCTATGTCTACGGGATCGTAGCCTTGCCAAGGACCGTTGGCGTTAACTCCTCCGACAGTCACCTCTCCCTCGACTTCTCCTGTTCCTTCGCAATCCAGACAGTCAAAATCAAAGTCGGGAATGATTTCATCCCAGTCGTTTCGCCAAGAGTAAATCACTGGAACTCGTACCGACGACTCAATACAAAGCTTAACTAAAGCCTTGATCGTTTGCGAATTGTCGGTGGCTTGTATAGCTTCTTTTATGCTGCCGTCATTCATCTGCTTCCTCCTTTTTGTTAGGCGTCATCCAATTACGATCTGAAAATGGGCGCTGTTCCTCCCAAGAACTGTCCCAAGTTTCTTGTGCGTTATCAGTAACTGTATTGAACAAGCGATCATCAGCTAAAAAATTCTTGAGCTTTTCAAGTTGTAAACAATTTAGCTTGAACCATTCACCGCGTACGCACATTTCCTCTATTTTTCGATGCAGCCATTTCTCTAGGGAACAAGCTAGAGGACTGTCTTTTGTCTTGTAAACAAATTGTAATTCAAAGGGAGAACCGATTTGTAGGCCGCGTATTCTCTCGCTGGGGTTTGTCGAAACCCCTATCTTAATAAGACAGTCATCAGATTCTTCGGGCTGCTCACACTCCACAATGTAAAGACTTTTGTAACCCCTCAAAGATTTGGAGGCTGGCAGCTTAGAACTTTTTGGTGGGCTTGTGCCAAGGGGAGGATGGTTATTGATCGCCTGTTCAACAGTTTCGACCAAGGGTTGGGGTTGGCGTTGCAAGTTCTTATTAGGCGGCGCGGCAGGGGGTGGATTGTTTTTTTTGTGCCATTCTTTTATTCCACGCTCAAATTCGCTAAGACGTGGCCTTGTATGACCTTGTGTGATCCTTTCCTGCTGATCTTCTTTCCAGATATTTATAGCTTTTTCATAGCCAGAAATTATTTTCCAGTTAGAAAGACTAGATTTAGCAATCTCGTGGTCTCTAGTTAACTGCCCAGACCAGTGATGACGCTTTAAGTATCTCAACCTCTGGTCTGCGCCTTCAAAATTATCATAGCACCGCTTATCAACGACTCCATCTCTCAGAACAAAGTAAACCTGCTGAACAGGGTCGCCTACAACTGCTTTATAGCCGCTTGGATCGCTTAAAAGTTGCGGAGGGTGACCCTTTGCGTTGTCTCGTAAAGATTTAACGCTGTGCATCATGATGACCTTTCTTTCGATTTGTTAGTTAAGAGATAGTCCTTGGTGATGGTGCCAAGTTCTTTGTTGCCGCGCTTGTGAGACTTGACCCACACTCGCCGACCGTCGTGCAGTCTGCGGAAGTGGCCGCGCACATCGTGCAATCTTTTCATTCCGCGCACTTCTTCTAGGTAGTCGTCAGGCGTTATCGACACGCCGTTTACTTTAGGCAAATCAATCTCAAGCACTATGTGTGAGTTGAACTTGATCGGCTTTCCATATCTCAAACCACCGCGACCTGTCATAGGTCTTGGTGATTTGATCACCCAGTCATAGTTAAGAACGTGCAACAGACAGATCAGAAACCTTGCGTCACCAGCAGAAGCTATCGTGCCAGAAAGCTTGGTGATTGCTTCGTGATCTTCTCCACTGTAGTCGGGGTCATCGCCCGACATGCGAGGCACCATCCAATCAATCGACCTCGACTGCACGGCATGGATATGATTCGTCAGTCCAATGAAGGGCCAGTCTGAATACCTGTCCTCAGGGACAGATTGTAACTGTTCGTTAAACCACTGAACGCCTAGCAACATGCGAACATTTTCCGCGTGGGTATTTAAGTGCTGCTTGTATTCTTGTTCATACTCGCCACTGTCGGAAGGGGTGAAGGAAAAATCCTGATGAAACGCCCGATGGTCTTTGTCTGACCAAGGATGTGGTGACAGTTCAAACGCAGACCCATCAAACATAATCCGTTGACGGGTAACCGCTTGCCCTTCCTTTC